GCGCGGTCTGCGAAACGGCGACCGTCTCGTATGGATACTGGTATGGATTGCTTACGCCACTCATATTCGCGCCCTCCTTGAGACGCTACGCTCGTGAACCTGCCACATATCGTTTAGCGTGACCTCATTCTGTGGCCCAACAATCAAGGTCTTGCTCTCTAACGGCCTCTGCGCGGACGGTTCAGCCCTCCACGCAACGGCAAGCATACGGAAAGCGTCGGCAGGGTGTGATGTCCAATCGTGTCGGGGTGATGCCCTGAACGCTTTCTTGTCCTCATCATACTCTCGTTGATACTGGCGTAAAGCCTCTATTCCGTCGCCACATTTTACGGAATTGAACCAAGTTCGGGGCAACATCTGGCGAATTGCTTGGATTCCGTCCTGTAAGCCAATGTTTGGCACCACGGACAAATGGTTGATGCCGAGATGGTCAGCCAACTGCTCTACGATGCTGCGCCCCGTCTGTAGGCTCTTGGCGCGTGCGTCATGCGGCAGGTAATGCTTGCCGTAGGTGTAACCCTTGTTAACGACTACCTCTGCAATGGCGCGGATGTCTGCACCCGAGACGGCGTAGAAGTCGATGACGCGCACCTCGCCGCCCACGACCTGATACCACCAGATAGCCGTGTCGTCGCGGTAGCCCAAGTCCCATGCGGTGTGTACCGGATACCCCGGCTCGAAGACTACACGCTCGTTAATGCGCGGTTCTGCCTGTCGCATCTCTGTGCCGAAGAACGCGCCAAGGATAGCCGCCTCGAAACTGCACTCGTACTCTTGGAGGTATTGGTCTTCCGACAACTGCGCCTTTGCCGCGTTAAGTTCGCTCTGGGGCAGCAGGCCTGATTCGCTGGCAGGTAGGCGTAAGACAAACCACTCGTCTGGGATGCGCCGTGCCGTCTCGTAAATGTCCCAGAACTGGTTGCGCCCCTTCGGCGTACCAGCCATGACGCCCCATGCGCCTTTGTCTGACATAGCGGGGCGAATTACGCTTCCAAACACCGAAGGTTTGAAGTCGCCGTATTCATCCATGTAAACACCGTCAAAACCAAGACCGCGCATAGCATCTGCGTTATCCGCGCCAAACAGTCGTATTTTTGCGCCGTTGATTAACTCCAAAACAAGTTCAGACTCGTTAATTTCCCGCGTTACAGGTCGAGCGTAATACTTAAAATAGTCCCACGCTACGGCTTTGGCCTGCGACCTATACGGCGCAATGTACGCATACAAAGGGTTCTGGCTTTTAGAAAAAACGGCAGCACGCACAATGTCGTTAACCGCCGCTACTGTTTTGCCAGCGCGACGATGAGCCACAAGGCAAGCCCACCGCTTCGTTCGCTCATGGAACGGCATGAACACCCGACGAGGGGCATACGGGATAGTTACTGCGGAGGCAGCCATGTAATCGTCAGGTCTTTGCCGTCAGCGCCAGTTAACTCGTTTTTATCGCGTTGCCCAAGGTACTGTTTGCCGAGCCATACCAACATCGTGGTGTTGCCCTCTTCAAGCGCACGCCATTGGTGCCGCCGCAGGGACATCTTCCCGTTCTCCACACCGCTTTTATAGATTTCGCAAAACTTCTCATCGCGGAGTAGCGTATCCACGCTGCAACCAAGCCACGCGGCAATCTCGCTCTGGGTGCATTGAATACCCGCCAACTTCTTGACCGCCTCGTAGTCAATCTCAAACCGGGGGCGACCGCCACCCTCCCCTTGATGCCCTTGCTTTGGCTGGCCCGTGCGCTTGCTGATGGTTTGTTTTTTGCGATGGTTGCTCATGCTGCGGCCTTAAAGGGTTCGCCTGTGGACTCAAGCACGGCCTTTTGGCCGGTAAAGTCTTCCCAGCGTTTAACGATGACATCCACATACTTGGGGTCTAACTCCATGATGCGGGCTATACGACCATTCTTTTCGGCTGCGATTAGGGTTGTGCCGCTGCCCCCAAAAGAATCCAACACAATATCGCCGCCTTTCGTGTTGTTGAGCATTTGATACTCAAACAAGGCGACAGGCTTCATCGTCGGGTGCTCGCGGTTTTGAGAAGGTTTGTCAAATTCGAGAATAGTGGTTTGTTTGCGGTCAGACGCCCATAGGTGTCCTGCACCATCTTTCCAGCCATATAAACACGATTCGTGTTTGGCTTGATAATCCCACCTCCCCATCACTAAGGAACTTTTTTTCCAAATTAACAATTGCCGGTCTTTCCATCCCGCATCTTGGCAAGCCAATCGGAAATTTAGCCCTTCTTTATCAGCGTGCCAAATGTAAAACACGGCACCCGGCTTCATTACCGTGTCAGCCGAAACAAAAGCGTCCCGCAAAAAAATTCTAAATTCCGCATCGCCCATATCATCGTTTTGAATTTTTAAGCCCGTTCCACCTTCATACGCCACATTGTAAGGCGGGTCGGTTAGGAGCATATCCACCCGTTGTTCCGCGCACAAAAATTCTACTTGGGTTTGGTCAAGACTACTGCCGCACATCACCCGGTGCTTTCCACACACCCATACATCGCCCAAGCGCGTGACAGGCTCTATAGGCGGTTCTGGCGTATCGTCTGGGTCAGTTAACCCTTCGGTACCTTCATCGGCTAATAGGGCGTCTATCTCGTCCGTGTTGAAACCCGTTAGGTCTAGGTCAAAGTCCAATGCTTTGAGGTCAGCCAACTCCAGTTTAAGCATGGCATTGTCCCAACCGGCGTTTAACGCAAGTTTATTGTCGGCAATGACATACGCACGCTTTTGAGATTCAGATAGATGCGATAGCCGAATACAGGGAACTTCGGTTAATTTCAGTTTACGAGCAGCCATGACGCGCCCGTGTCCGGCAATGATGCCGTTAACCTCGTCTATGAGGACGGGGTTGGTAAACCCAAACTCGCGGATGCTTGCGGCAATTTGGGCTACTTGAGCATCGTCATGCGTCCGGCTGTTTTTCGCAAACGGGACTAACTCACTTACCGCAATGTTCTCAAGTTCCATTACGACAGTTTACTGCTGTTTACCGTGCCGCATCAACCTGTTAATCCCGCTTAAGTATCTTGACCTTCTTTTCCTCACCGGGGAACACGACGAAGTTGCGCGTCCTGCGTTCATCGTCTAGTAATAATAATTTCGTTTAACGGCACGTCGTATTGTGGGAATGTTTCTCGCCGTTGTTGCGGGGTCAACTTCATTCGCTGCTCCGTCAGTCGCGCTTCTGCTTCGCCTCCTAAACGGCGGTATAGTTCATAATCAGATTTTGCTTCTAAAGTGCGTTTTAAGTCGTCTATTTTGTTAGCCGCAATTGCGCTTTCTTGCGTTTCTCTAAATACCTTGTCTGCTTTTCGCAAAGCCTTTTTTGCTTCGGTTGGAGACATTGCGTCTGCCGCATCACGCATATCAGGCCTGTCTGCCTCAATCATGCGCTGCATACGACGCACCGCACCTCTAATCCAAAAGTCACGGTTTGCTCCCGCCTTTGCAGGCATTTGCCACCCATAACCTTCGTCTGCCATTTGTTGCGAAACTTGCGAGCCATACTTATACCAATCTGACAACCTTGTGAGGTCGCGTGGTTTTGGATTGTCTTTGGTTTGCAGCCTTTCCAACAACTGCGCGTAATTTGCCCGCGACGCTTCTTTGCTTGCCACGCTTGCCCATGCGCGTTTGTATGAATCGTTTGCGTAAGGAGCATATCGCCGTTGCATATCTTCTTGCAAAAACCTACGCGCAAGTTCTGGCATACCGCCTCGGCCAAAATCTTCTCTGTGCTGTACGGCGTGTTGAAGTTCATGCAATCCAATTGAGGTCAGTTCATCCGGTGATTGCGGGGCTGATTCACCAAAACTCACCGATTGAGTGTTTCGGTTGTACGCGCCAGTCGCCCCACCTTCTAACGCTTGTTTTGTGCGAATAATGGTTTGCTCACCAATTTCAGGATAAGCCTCGTACAACCCGCCGGGATGCAAAAAAGCCACATTTGCTGGCAATCCTGATTCTGATTCTTGCGTTAATTGTGCGCCAACATCGCTAATTTCTTGTCGCAATCTGTTGTCAGGCGCTCGGAACGTACCTGTCTCACGCCATATTTCTTCGGGCGCAACGCCAGCGGCTTCCATTGCTAAAGCGCGGTCGGCTTCCTTTTGATTCCACGTTTTTGCTGATTCACCGATAAAAATGTCGCGCCGCATTGTGCCGCCTTTTTGCAACGCGGCGGCTATCCGTAGCGGGTTAACAAACTCACCCGCGAATTGACCCATTGCCCGTGGGCTTTCAAACGCCTCTACAACTGGGTCAACAACAACCGCTTTAGCCGTCTGTACGGGCTGCGTGACCAGAGCCTTACCCAATGCACCAATCCCCTGCGCCGTAGCGTCTAGACGCGGTGTAGGGGCGCGTGCGGCGGCGGCTTGAGCGTACTCTGCCGTCGTCATCCGACCAATGGCGGGGTCGCTCGTAAAGGCCTCGTAAGCAAGTCCACCGACATCCCGTGCGCGGTCTGCGAGGGTATC